GTACCAAACGGTGAGTATTCCAATTGAAAACGAAGAAGGACGTAACTTTGTTGTTCAACCAACTGTAGGTATTACTAATATACTTATTCCAGACTTTGCAGGCCAAGAAGCTATGTATATGCTTGCATCCCGTGCTTATAATCCTGACACACCATCGCTTACATATAGATTCTTTGAAACTTTTGAAAACTTTTATTTCTGCACCGATGAATATTTTATAGCAGATGTTACAGAAGACGAAGTAGTTAATTTATTTTATGCACCTGTTATTGATTATGATGGCGCGGCCGAGGCTCAAACCCAAAGAATCGAATCACTAGAAATTATATCTAAGGGTATTGACACTGTAACAGATATTTACTCAGGATCATATCGCAGTAAGGTTACAGAAATTGATTTAGTTAGAGGCGCGGTTAATTATGTAAACTTTAACTATAGCAGCGAACAGACTGGACCACGCTATATTGATATGTCTGGTAATCCGAGGGATATGAATTTTAATCCTCATACAGAGCAATTCAGAAATGATATGTTCAGAGATGATAATGCCAAAACATTTACTATTTTTAGAGATTATTTGCGCAATGGTGATATACCTAGTTCTTTACGAAACGATCAGTTTTTATCAGAAATTGTCCAAAACAGAACTTCATATTATTACCATTTAAACAATACATCTTTGGGCGCTTCACTGATGGGTCGGCTTGATTTAAGGCCTGGTCAAATTGTAAATTTAAATTTATTATCTTTATCTGGTTTAGACCAAGGGCAAGGATTAAATAAAACTATGTCTGGCAGATATTTAATTCAAGCCGTAAATCACTCTTCAAATAGTGAAGGAAGTTTGGTAACACAACTTAGAATGGCTAAGTTTGATTGGAGTGCGCCAGGCGGGCAGCAACAACCTTCAAATACTGCAGCACCAAGGGGAACTTAAATAATGTCAGGTATTGCAAATCCTTTATTTTTCGTTGGCGTTGTTGAAAACAACAATGACCCAAGATATGAAAGCAGAGTGCAAGTAAGAGCGCTTGGTATTCATGGTACTAAAAAAGAAGTTCCAACAGAGATGCTGCCGTGGAGCATTTTGGCTAAAGGCGATTATGATGCAAACGGTGCTATCGGTAGTGGTATTCCAGAAATTAATAACTTTGTATTTGGTGTTATGCTCGACGGACGCGATGCGCAGCAACCACTTATATTGGGTTTAATTCCTACACAGTTTGCGACTAAATGGGGTGAGCCTGGAGGGCCGGGTGAGCTTTGGGGTAATGTACCTCCTACAAGTGCTGGAGAGATCACATCAAGAAGTACTGCACCTGAGCAATTTGGCCAACCTCAATCTGATAGATTATCGCGTGCAGAAAATCTTGAAGAAACATATGTTTTACAACAGGAAATGGGTAGAACTATGAATATACCCAGCGCTGACGGTGGAACGTTTAGCGAGCCAGCGACAGCATATGACGCATCACCGACGTTTAATAAAGTAATTAAAGTTGGAGACTCTAGCGTTGAAATTGATGCATCGCCAGGCTCTGAACGAATTATGATTCACCACGGCGAAGGTTCTTATATTCAAATTGATGCTAATGGTTTAACAACTGAAAAGACTGTTGACGATAAGTATGAAATTATTGACGGTAAACAACACGTTTCGGCTGGTCGCGGTAGTAATGTTACTATTGTTGGAAATGCTTATGTTAAAGTTGTTGGAAATAAAACAGAAGAAATTACTGGCGACCTACAAACACTGGTACGCGGCAATCATTTATTATCAGTGGGCGGCCAGTCAACACATCAAGCCGGCGTTCAATTACAATTTAGAGCTGCAGATATTAAAACAGAAGCAAATGTTGGTACCTTTTCTATAAAGGCTGCTAAAGAAATGCAAATTGATGCTGGGCAAGGTATCTATTTCAAATCAAATAAAATTTGGATGGAAGCCTCCGATACGTTTAATGTTAAAGGCAATGAAATGTTTATTAATGGAACATCAGATTTTAATATTAAAGGAGACGCGGTTCTTGTCTTGGGCTCCGATGGAGAGCTTTCAGTAAGAGGTACAACCGTTCATATTGATGATAATGTAAACATGGCTAACGGTGATGCTTTACAAGCGGAAGGCGCAGAAGGATCCAAAGGTGCAAGCGGGGTTGAAGCGCCAGAACCACCAGCACAAAGTACAGATATCGGCGGTAGCTCTGGTCAGCACGATCCTAGTAGTAGAGGCACGGCTGGTGCTGCTTCTCAAGATGATAGAGAAACATCAACCGGTAATAATTCTAATTCATCATTCCCGGCTGGTGAAATTTCAGCAGTGTTGCAGTCGCATGCAACGCCATTATTAGAATACATTGGTAATTTAGAAAGCCCGGACGGATATGATGCGGTCTTGAGTGAGATTACTCAATCACGCCAACCTCCAAAACAACTTACAACTATGACTATACAAGAGGTTTTAGATTGGCAGGAACGTATTGATAACGGGCCACAAACATCTGAAGCTGCGGGAAGATACCAAATCGTCGAAGATACATTGCGTGGGTATAATAACGACGCATATTCAAGCCGTCAAGCAGCAATAAACGCCGGAAGAGGATCAGCGGCTCTTTATACAAAAGCAGGTCTAAGCACCGGCGATTTGTTTAGTCCTATAAACCAAGATAAACTAGCTATGGTTTTACTTGAGCAAAGAGGTTTAAGCAAATATTTAAATGACGAAATTACTCGGGATCAATTTGCCGGGAACTTAGCTAATGAATTTGCGTCGTTACCTATAATATCTGGCCCACGAGCTGGAAAAAGCGAATACGAAGGAGTTGGAATAAACGCATCGTTAGGAGCTGAAACAGCTGATGGTAAAATCCAGGCTATACGCGATGCTATTGAAGCAGTCAAAGCTAGGGCAACAGATACTCAAGGAGGTGCTTAATAATGGCTTGTACATGTAGTCCTAAAAGTAGTAAAATGTGTGATAGCTGTTTAAGATCGGCAGCACCAAGAGTTATTGGAAGTAACGTAAAAGCAAACGGCGAGTTTACCCTCAATCAAGTTGACGAATTTGCAAGACAGTTTGAAGCTAGTATTATTGCTGATGTTGAAAATAATCCTTTAACTAAAGTAGTAAAACGTTTTGGAAATGAATTTTATGATTCGTTAAACAAAGTTAATAACGATTTTTTACAAAGACCATACGTTGTTGCACAATTACCTGAATATAAAGTTATATCTGAAAGGTTAACATACGGTCCTATTACTGCTTTGGAATATGCGTCATTTTTATCAGATAGTAATTACACTCCTGGTTCTGCAATTATAAGTGGAAACGCCAATGGCTCAAAGTTTATAAGAGAGCTTGATAATTATTATAATGGTGATTTTTCAGACAGTGTATTAGGTGGATTTTGCTCTTTGTTTGCAAATATTTTTGGTGCAATCGGCGGGTTTTTTAATATACTCGGAACGGTTGGTGCATTGATTAGTGACGCCTTAGAGTTTATTTCCAAAATTAGAAATATTGAGGATCCGCTTAAAGCGCTATTTGACGCGATTAAAGTAAAAGCTCTTATTGAAGCTATTAAAGAAAAAATTGCTTCAATGATTGAAGGCACAATTCAAAAAGTTAAAGATATTATTTCAAATTTTGATGCTGCTCAAATTATGGAAGATATTTCAAGCGCTATTCAAACTAAAATTTTAGATAGAATTACAAATATTAAAAACGATATTATGCTTTTCTTTTCAGAAGAAAATATACAAAGAATTAAAGATAAAATAAAGGGAATTATTGATTATTGTATTGGTCTATTTGATAACCCGTCACTGGAAGAAATTCAATTTTTAATTGCTAGAATTTGCGCTTTTGCTACAGGAATCGAAGGTTTAGTAAAAGGTCTTAAAGCACCGCTAGATGATTTTTCAAATCGTTATTTGGAAGTTTTTAATACTTTAGAAAACGCAGGTAACAGAGTTACTAGCAAAGCAATTGAATCTGGCGCAGTTAGATATACCAGAGAAGCACGGCAAGAAGTAGCAGACCAAACACGACAAGTTTGGCAAAAAACTCAACCGTCAAATTATGTTCCACCTAGACCTGAGGAATTACAGGGATTACCGACATGGGAAGAAGTTTTGGCAGGGACTAGTTGGATTAAAATCAAACCAGGCGCTGGTTATTTAACCAGACCAAGTGCTGCACCCGCGCACGAAGCTTGGACACTTCTTACAAATGATGTAAAGATTAGAGTTAAAAGATTGCATGCAAGATGTATAAGCGAAGGTCTTATTAGTGGTCCTTTTCTAATGCTTAGTGGTTACAGAAGTAGAAAAGATAACGAATATTTGCGTAGCATCGGAAAAGGCGCTTCGGAAAATTCTTTACACATCAAGCGCAAGGCAATAGATATTAGAAATAATGCCTGGTCACGAAGTGATTGGAATAGGATAAAACAAATTGCTAGTGAAGAAGGTCTTGTCGGACAAGGTACATATTCTTCTGATAACTTTATACACTTGGACACCGGGAGAGAGCGTTCGTGGGGCAGTTAATGAAAATAAAGATAAATAAACTAAAGTAGGAGCCAACGATGGTAGCTGAGCTATATACAGCACGAACTAAAAAAATTACCATTTACCAAGATTTTAAAAAAAATCTTGAGAAAAGCCCCGTGTCTAATGACTTAACAGTATTTAAAGATGAAGATGCTGTAAAAGAATCAATTAAAAATTTAATATTAACAAACCGCGGCGAAAGATTAATGCAGCCAAACCTTGGCGGTGATATACAAGCAATGTTATTTGAAAATATTACGCCGTCAGTTATAACATTAATCGAAGATAAAATACGGGATACTATTGAAATTAATGAGCCTCGAGCAGAACTTATTGACGTAATCGTAAGCTCAAATATTGATGATAATCAAGTCAATGTGAGAATAGTATTTTATATTAAAAACGTAGAACAGCCGATTTCGTTAGACGTGTTTCTAGAGAGGACTAGGTAAATGGCTAAACTAAATATTTCAGAACTTGATTTTCAAGCAATTAAAACTCAGTTTAAATCATATCTGACAAGCCAAACTCAATTTAAAGACTATAACTTTGAAGGCTCTAATATGAGTGTATTTTTGGATGTATTAGCATATAACACATTCCAAAATAACTTTTATGCTAACATGGCAATTAACGAGATGTTCTTAGACTCGGCTGTCTTAAAAAATTCAGTAATTTCACATGCTAAAGAATTAAATTATTTACCAAGGTCTAGGAAGTCTCCGATGGCTGTTGTAAATGTTACAATTACTGACGCGTCTATTAAAGACCAGTCCGTAACTATTCCAGCTTATTCTAATTTCACGACAACATACCAAGGCGTCAATTATGATTTTGTAAATAACGTAACCTATGTTGCCCGTAAAACAGGACCTGGTGTTTTTGTTGCAGAAAACGTAGAAATATTTGAAGGCGCAATGCTCGCAAGCTTTGAACGTGAAGGCTATTTCATTGGTGACGACGGTATTTTACGAGTTATTTTATCGAACGAAAATGCGGATGTAGA